CAACAGGACTTAAATTAACTAAGGATTGCACAGTATCCATAACAATATGCTTCACCTGGTCTTCTGCTGCTTTAGACACATCAAGACTAAAACTAGTCGGCTTTTTCCCCTTCCATCCCATGTTTCACCTCACTTTCCTCATACATCTTAAAGAGATCCTGAGCAATCGCTTGAATTGAGTAGGCTTCAAACTCAGAGCTTGGTTCTCGTTCACCCATTAGCTTTTTAATCTTTTGCCAGACATGAACAGCTTCATGTAAAAGCAATCCATACACTTCAATTAGATTTCTTTCTGAAGTATCACCAAGCTGAACAATTGCATAAGCACCATCAAAATAGTAACTGACTTGAGCTGCTGCACCTTCAACAGATAAGAACGGATCAACCTTGCTCATGTCCTCGAATAACAGATCCATATGAAGCTGATTTCGAGCTAATGTATATTGAACATGTTGGAAGGGAGAGATATGCCATAAAGGGACGTAGTCTGTATTTACCATTCAAACTCCTAATTCGCGCCCATAAAAAAACCCACCGAAGTGGGCAGTATTTTTTAGATTTTTAAATCAACGGAAATTTCACTCAATTTTTCCTGATTTACTACTAATTCATCTAGAGTATTCGAAATTTTTTTAATATCAATTAAATAAGATAAATCATCTGCATCATACTTTTCTTGTACCTCAAACATTTCTGTAGCGCATTCACGTATTTTTATCAGAGATTTTGCTGCTTCAATACAGAACATTTGAACATTCAAATCATGTAAATTTACTCTTTTAATATCATTGAAAAGCATATTTGTTTGTAGATAAATATCATTTCTTAATTCAAATACTTTTAAATAAGTACTCATTTGCTTCTTTTCCCCTACACATATAGAGTTAAAAAAAGTTAATAGAGTTTTATTCGCAATGTAAATATTATGAATAATTTGCTCCGCATCTTTTTCAAGCTTTACTAATTTATGTTGTTCACGCCAATCAGTAAAAAGAACAAAAGCAGCTACAGGAGCTAAGAAGGACGCCGCAATAGTTAGAGCATCTTTTAAAACATCATAAGCTTTTTTATGATCAAAAATGAAGTCTTGTATTGGATACTCACTTAATAAAAAGAAACTAATAACCAAGTACCAAAAAACTCCTCCAAAAGTCCAAAAACCTACGAGTTTAATTTTATTTTTTAACTCTTTCTTAGCCATATATCCCCCTATTTTAGAAGGATATTAGATCAAGTATTTAAACCTTCCTCAACTGACATTTCCATATTGTGCTAGCTGGATCCAGCTGGATATGAATAACGCGGAATGAGCCTAAGGTTGTTAACCATTCATCATCAATTTTTGGTGTCATGGATACTTCATTTTGCAGCAAGGTCGCCTTCTTATCCGTTGCCAATACTCCAAGCGTTTGGATCTCATATTGACTATATGAGCCAAACAGAACGCCACGACCAGAATAGTTTTCTTTAACCTCAACATAAGTTTCTGTCTTAGGATCCCAGTTAGTTTTTGAGATCCGCTCACAAGTAAAGGTATGAACGGCGTCCGCTAAATCATCATTAAATGCTTCAGCAATATCTGCCTGAATTTCGTCACGTAAGCCCATTAGATTTTCCTGACAAAAAATACAGCTTTTCGTTTGCTGTAAGGCTTAATCAAATCAAGAATGAATTGCTCAATCGCACTAAGCTTTACTGATCCGTCCTGATATTCTTTTTCAGTTTCAACCGTATCAGCCTTTACTTTCTTACGCTTTAATGCCTGTTCCTGTCCTTGATATAGATCACCTTTAATAATGCCCTTGATGATTTGATATGAGGCTGTTTTTAGAGGTTCAGGAACCAGAGTGGCATCTTCGTAAGGCTTAACATTACGTGCTAACAGATATGCCTCGGCCATTTGGAGGTATTGAGCCTTATCACTGGCAGATAAAGCATCAAAGCCTTCAACATGTTCTATCGCTTCTTGTTCAGTGATAAAGCCCATGGATTATTCCTTTGGAATTAATGCTAAAAGTTCATCTTTTTTAGCGCCTGCTTCAAATGCAATGCCTTTTTCAGTCAAGACCGCACGCAACTCATCAACTTTTAGACCTGCATAGTTAATTGGTTGCACCTGGTCATCACCTGCGTTTTGGTTGTCTTGAGCTTGCTGGTTGTCACCTTCAGGGTTTTGTTTACCTGCCCCCAATTCAAGCTCAGCAATACGTGCTTTCATGGCTTCTGGATCATTTTGAAAGGCAATGAATTCACCTTTCAACGTTGCCAGTTGTTCTTCGAGTTCAGCAATTTTTGTTTCTGTCATTTGTTGTCTTTCCCGTGCACGGTTAAATGATGAAAGTCCCATATGTGGATCTCCAAAAAGATAAGGCGGTGTTACCCGCCTTTTTGTTATTTGATCTTGTGCTTGAATGCCACAATACGGATCTGTTTAGGATCGTAAACACGTTCCCAGTTTGAAGGTGTTGCTAGACCAGCGTTATTAGGAGCTATACCTGTATCGCCTGCCCACTTAATGCCACGAGGGTGCAATACAAAGTGACGGCGGTTAATAAGAATGTCAGTACCAGCAAGGCTATCACGGTCTGTTTCTACACCAACCGGTGCCCCAATATCTTGGAAACCAATTGCACCTTGACCAAACAGGAATGAAGTAAAGACATCACCTTCCACTGGCATACCGTCATCGACAATCACACGGCGATCCATAAAGGTTTTATAGAGCACTACACCATCAGCATCACGTACGGTTTCGATCAAACCTTGTTTAGCTAATGCAGCCATGGTTGCCGAATGCATTGCAATAGCCGTTAATTTATCTACGGCATCACCCAACTTATAAGAAGCATCAACAAAAGATACGCCATCAATTACAGCGGCAGCTCCAGTTCCAGCAGAAATATCGTGAGTATTACCTGCCATGCTGGCTGCACCGAACACACCTTTAAGGGTATTTACGGTAAAACCTTGAAACTCACGCGACCAGTAATCTGCGACCAGATCACCAACCGCACCAAGTGGATCGTCACCAGATAATGCTTTAGCCAAATCATTAGCGCCCCACGCCTTACCACGTGCATGAAGAATCGCAATATCTTTGCCTGATGTGATGTTATTTACAGATAAAGGGGTTGAATCTGAAAGTACTTCTGACTCCCCACTTAAATCATTCCAGAATGGGATATTTACAGTAGTACCACCCTCTGTTCCGAAAGCCACATCTACATCCAAATCCCCAACAATGCCAGACTGCCATAATGCAGACTTTTCGGCAGTTTTATTTAATACGTACGGAGTGAATAACTCGGGTACGATTACATCAGCAATTTTTGTGTCGCCCATTAGGCTTTACTCCTTAAAGTTTAATACCGTGTTTTGCCGCTAGCTCTTTAGCTAGTTGCGGATTTTCATTTCGTAATTGCGCCAATTTGGTCATATTTACCGAGCCATCCGATTTGAGAATGTCTGGCTGACCTTTTGAATTGTTGCTACCAGTTGCGCCCATGCCATTAGGCTTAGGCCAGTAATACGGTTTTTGCTCGCGTAGAGACTCAACCCACTCTTTTGGAGTCATCGGTGTCTGACCATCTTTACCAATGACCACATCCCCGTTTTCATCAACTGCCACAGCTTTGCCGTTTTCATCTAATGCAAACTTTGTCTGAGCTAAAAAGGCGATATCAGGGGTCGCTTCTGGCAGTGCTTCAAGTTCAATAGCAGCCTGAACAATTTGGCTTTGCACTACTGATTTCTTGAATTTCTCGGCATAAGCTTCAGCTTTATCTGCCCGTTCTTTCTCTGCCTTAAGAACCTTGTCATGCTCTTCACGCATCTTCTCAGTGCGTTTCTGAATAACTTCTTCAATCTTGCCTTCTGCAATAAGTTTGGATTCTTCATCCTGATTTGATTTATCAAGCAGGACCTTGATTGCATCCAGATCTAAACCCTCAACCTTTGATTTCAATGAACCTAGTTCATCTTTCAACTCTTTTTTATCTTTGATAAGTTCAGCGTTCTTATCTTTAAGACCTTTAACAGCTTCATCAACGGCGTCTTGAATAGCTGCTTTAATTTCAGGATTTTCCAAATCAACTTTGATTTCGTCTGGCATTTAAAAATCTCCTAGAGATACCGCTTAGCGGGTTTAATTGTTGAACCCTCTGCTTAGCTTCAGGCATTAAAAAAGCGCCCATTAGGACGCTGTATTTCGATTAATAAAGTTAAGCGATGTTAAAACCTTCAACACCACGCTTCTGACGATTTCGGGTACGTTGCTCTAGCCACATTTGACCTTGCTCAATATTGGTAATAGCAAGTGAATTTTCGCGGCAAGGAAACTTTTCATTCAGAACACGTAAACGATGTAAAACTATCGCAAGTAATGCTTCATTCGTGATGCCATTTACTCCAACTTCCTTAACTGGACCAAGTTGAAATTGAATTGGAGTAAGTGAATCTCCAGTTACGATGTCATAGAAATGACCGGTTTCAAGAGACTGTTCACCATCACGGGTTTTAACAGTTTCGTTATGGGTAACTGTTACTCCATTATCATCTTTATGAATTTCACGGCCCATTACACAATTTTGAAAACCATCTAGTTGATATGAATGCTCAAAAACATCTTTTGGCGACCAAGTAATATAACCTTCATGATCTGGATGATTAGCCTTGCCACCATCTTTGTATTCGATTAAATAACCAGGATCACTTGGGTCTTCATTTTCAGGGATTTGCCACCCTTGGTATTCATTGTATTCACCACGCGTCATGGGCGTTGCTAAAACTGACTTAGTACCAATGTATGCAACCATAGATGCTGTTAATAGTTTCTTGCTCATTTTAATACTCACAAAAAAAGCACCCGAAGGTGCTATTGAATTAATAAATTGGATTAATTAGAAATTGAGGTTTTAACTGTCACACCAGTTAGAAAGTGTTTTTCAGAACCACCCAAACAAGTGGCGCTAGAAAAATTCGCATAAACATCTTGTACATTTACGCCTGTATCTTTTTCAAATTTACTGATCAATTCAGCAATATGGCCTGTTAGTGTTCTTTCTAACTCTTCTTTTCTCTTTACATATTCAGCAACTGATATTTCAGACATTTTTACCACCTTTAGCTACGTTTACTTTTTATTCCAAACCTCTGATCTAGGTTCATCACCAACTAAGCGGATACCTTGAGGACCACCTACATCAAATGTTGCCGTGATAGTCGCTGGACCCTCAAAAACACTACAATTCATTTTTACAGCGGTTAATCCAGCTAATGGAATACCTGTTTCCTCGTCACAAAGAGCAAGATGAGAAGATTTATCTGAAACTCTTTTAAGTACTAAATGCCTAACTTCTGATTCACTCATAAGCCAAACTCCATAAATGACAAAAGCGCTGTTTGGGCGCTTTTATAGGTGAAAATTGTGTCTAAAGTGAATTTAGGATTGCCTGTCATCGGCGATAATTACTCACAGTTAAATCCAGTTCCAACAAGGTCTTTTTTCAAATTTGAAACGAGAGTTTGTTGTTCCTGCTGTTGTCCACTAAGATAATTTTTATCTAGAGTCTCTGCACCATCAATAGATTTATAAAGCTCTTTAGATTCCTCTAAATTGTCTTTTAAAAACGTGGTGAGGTTTAGTTTCGCTTGGGCAGCTCTACATAAATTATTTTTAGCTTCTAAACCTTGAGTAGCCTGTTTTACTTGACCAGTTGCAGGATCAAAAGAATATGCATTTGCCATTGCTGACTCCAAAGCTTCAGACAATCGATCATATTCTTTAAGATATTTTTGACTTGGTTCAGCTAAACAAGTGATGGAAATTAGAGTTAGGCATACAAAAGCTATTGTTTTCATATTGTATAAATTCTGATGTTTTAAAAAATATAACATAAGAAAAAATTACAGACCCAACTCTTTAAAGGTTTTTTCATCCAACTTTCTTAACTCATCTAAGCTATATAAACGGCCTTCAGGATCAAAGAACTTTTCAAAATCAAACTTTCCTTCTTTGAAAAGTTTGTAACGCTTTGGTCCTAACCATTCTTTTTGGAAGAAGTCATCTGTCTTTTTGAAGAACTCTTTAAATGTAGTGTTGGCATCTAGCTGCCCTATTAATTGGCTCCGCTCATCTTTTGGAATGTCTTTAACTCGACGTTCGTCCATGACAAATGGCCGTTCACCAACTAATTTCCCGTCTTTCTCTACGGGCACCAGAATACTGCGGCAATTTGGATGCAACGGCGGTACCCGCTTTGCTGGGTCATTCACTTCCCAAACAGATCCGTCCAAAGAAGCACATAATTTCGTTGTTCTCCCATCTAAGACACTGACAAAACGTACATACTCAAAACCGATTTTATTGAAAGTGTCTAAATATGCTTGATTCGCCACATGGCTCCGTACAGTTCGTACGGTACGGTCAATATCAGCTTTGGAACTGGTTAATAAGCCATCTTCATAATTAAGGCGTTTGGTACCACGAATCCGCTGGACGATTTCCTGATTAGTTTTGCCTGAGCTAATCCCGTCACGAATAGCATATTCGACCTTTTGACGTGCACTTTCAGCAATCTTGCTTAGAAGATCATCAACAAGAGCCCCACCTACCAATGGTATTTTTTTAGCTGCTGCATATACCTTTTCACCATTTGGCTTTTTGATCTTGCCGCCATATAGCTTCGCCATGTAATTGGCTTCATAAACAGCCAAGGCAGTAGCAGAAACAGCGAAAGCTTCAGGTAATGCAGTGTTTATTGCAGTAAACCACTGAGCAATCAGATCACGAACTTCCTTCAGATTTGACGTTGTGTACTGTCCACTTGCTAGAGCCATCTTTTCAGAATCATTTAATTCATCAAGCAAATCCCGAAGCTTTGCCAACATTAATATTGACTCATCATTAAAGATTTTTAATAGCTCTTTAACAGATTGAGAAGACACCCGATATAAGTACGCCTGATGTTGGGTAAGTACTTCAATCAATGATTTATCTTCTTTTGAAGCCATACATCACCTCTACAAAGGAGTGTTATCTCGCTCTATTTCTACCCGCTTCACTTCTTCCTGATAGTCGTGAGCTGGTAATTTACCTGTCATCAGGTATTCCCAATATGTGCGGAAAGAGTTTTTCCCTGAAATAGCACCCTCATAAAGCTGTTTTGCAAGATTAATATCCGTGACCTGCACAATAAACTCAGGTTCAACCGTAAATGAATATTTTGTCGAATCCAGCTTTAACCACTGCGCTGCATACTTAATGGCTTGTTCAATTGCTGCAGCTGCACACATCACGATACTGTGAAGACTTGCTTGCTGATCGTCTTGCCGTGCACGGCGCGCTTCACCTGATTCCTGTGTATTGGTATCAACTACTTTAGCCCCAGCTTCTAATGCTGAATTTTTTTGCGCATCCATTTCCTTTTTAGTGAGTTCAATGCCGTTACCTGAAATTTCTAAATAACCACATTGTGAATTTTGAGGAAGACTCCAGACAGCCATAACACCAGTAACGCTAATATCATCATCATCGTCATCATCAAGGCCACTAATCCAAGGTTGCGGATGGGCTGTATGGTGAAGTGACTGGTAATAATCTGCACTGAGCTGGTAATACTTCAGAGCAGCCTTGGCCATTGTCAAAAGCGGTATGGTACCTACATCCGGAGAATTACTAGTGGCACCGCAGAAAACAAATGGTGTGAAAGAAAGTTGATTACCGCCGAGATCGGGAGTTTTATCCTCCACATTTGAACCATCGAACAATCGGACCGCTAATGCTCCATCATCCATAGATAGAACGCGGTGAACCGTTTTAGTTTCGTGCCCGAATTCATCTTCACTATTATCAAATTGCTCCTCGAGCACTAACAGTTTTAAATCCTTTCGACCACCGATACTGTTTTCCTTCCAGTTGATAATAGATAACGCATCATATAAGGCGAAATATGGCACTCCGTTAGCATCAACATCGACAAGCAGCCCACAGCGCCCAAACTCTAGCAACTCTGAACAAATGCGAATAAAGAGCTGTTTAAGCCCAAAACCGTCATTTGTTGCATTCTCTATCAATCCTTTAAGTAAAGAACTTTCAATCACAATATTCGGCTCAAGCTTTGAAACTAACCCGATCATTGTGCGTAATGCGTCCTGAACCCATAGCGGATACTGAGCTCGACTTAGATAGGCCTTATAAATCTCTCCAGTCTTATCACCCTGCTTTTCTGCCTCGATCATCCCTGCCGATTTAGAAAGGTATTTGGTCTGTGCCTGTTTAATCTGCTCTTCGCCAGCTACGGCATCACGCATAATTAACCAAGCATTTTGCGCAGCAATATACTGCGGATGTTTATCAGTAACTGCCATAAAAACACCAATAAAAAAGCACCTGTAAAGATGCGTTGTTTAACGAGAAAAACCAGCGATTGTGCGCCGTTTAAATACTTTCTGAATGATGATCGGAAAACGTTTAGCTAATGGATACCCACCAGCATCTCCAACGTGGTCCAATCCAGCACTCTTATCTGGCATTCCAAAGTTGTCATAAACTTGCTGCTCTAAAGTAGCCGTGAAGTTTGGACATTTATTTGTGTTTACTTTGAGGTGTCTTTCCCCATCGGCATTCAGGATCTGGGCATTAACTGCATTGATTCGGTCTTTAATGCCCGGGTTCACACCATTCACTTCAACCTTAAAGCCATTTTTCTTTAAAATTGCATGATCGGATTCGCTAAATCCCTTTGATGAAGTTGCTTGCCCTGAAGCGTCTGGTATCACGGTAATATCATGATCAGGAAAACGCTCTTTGATCAGATAACACATAGTTGGTGTATCTCTTACTCCAACCAGTTCATCTAAAGCTCTCGGCTTACCTTCTCGAATGACATAAACCACAGCAGCCATTTTAAGTACGTTAAAGTCCATTCCAATGAGTAAAGGCTCACCTTGCTTAATTTCTTCATCCGTGTGGTTTAGAACTCGATCAAAGTCGGGGTAAACAGCACCGCTGGTTAAATTGACAAACTGCCCTCTTAGATAAGCTGAAATTAACTGCGGCGGATAAGACTCATAAAGTGATGATATGTAGTCATCTGGAAGATTAGCTTCATTGTCATAAGTTGAAGCTTGAATCATTCCATACAGCTTACGCTTAGCCTCTGATTTATTTGCCTCTTTAACAAATTGCTCGTATGTAAACTTAAAACCTTCAGGTGTAGTGGCCACATCAATACCGTTGAGCAAACTAGCTTGCTTGTAACGCATACGTGCAATGATCTTACGCCAAGCCTGTTGAGCTTTGACCTTGGCCATTACATCAAGCTCATCAATCAGAGCATGGCCAATTTTAAAACCTACAATGGTTGCTGGTTTCTCCATAGATCGACAAATGATTGTCGTTCGATATTGCCGACCATAATAGATATCAACCTCTTTATTGGTTTCATAAACCTTAGTTTTAAGCCCCCAATCAAATGCAACCTCTTCAATAGTTGGAAAGAAAATGTCGCGAATCTGTGGGTAAGTTGGAGCAAAATAACCCAAAGGTACTTTAGGGAATTCCCAAGCTTTGTTGCATAAACTGGAGCATCCAACCCAAGTCTTTCCCGATCCAAAGCCAGCGACAAATGCGCGGAACTTCTTTTCCATCTGCAAAAAATTAGCCTGAGGTACATTCAGTGTCGGATTGATGTTCGGCATCTTTTTTACTCGCATCCACAACTTGAATAGTTACCTTGACTGGTGTTGGATCTTCATCACCTTCACCCTCTCTTAACTTTTCAATCTCAAGTTGCTTTAACTCAAGATTTAATAACATCAGGTCATAACCCTGCATTTCTTCCCGAACCTGTTTAATAACCCCTTGCTTCATAAGCCTGTTGTTCTTCCAGTCTTCATAAATCTTCTGAAGTTCTTTAAGCCGATAGGCTTTATTAGCTAAAGGGATGTCATAAACATTCTTTTTAAAGTCCTCTCGGGTTTTATGAAAAAGGTCTTTATATTTCTTACTTAAATTCTTTCCTGCCGCTTTTGTCGGGTCATAAAGTTGTACCTGTTTTCGATCAATCTCAATGTTAAATTCTTGCTTGACAGCATTAGCTACCTGTTGAGGGGTATCCATGCAGGCAAGCGCTTGAACAATAAATATTTTTACCTGTTCTTTAAGTGCAGCCATACCCCCACCTTTGTCTAGCTACGTCTAGCAAAGAAGGCAAAAAAAAGAGCCATTCGGCTCAGTTGATTACGCAGTTTCCGCAGCATTTTGAAATATCAAGATTCGAAACAAACGGCGGATTTTTTGCGACTTCAATAAGTCGCTTAACATTCTTACTTGGTCCCCACCGTTTAACCACGCCAACAAATTCTTCTACATCATGACCAGCTAAGTAATGCTTAGGCAGCCCCGTACTATCGCTATAAATGATTTCGCCGTCTTCGTCCTTCATCACACCAATGTGATAAAGCTCATGTTCAAGCAAGTAACAGAACTCTGTATCGTTTGCACGCTCACAGAAAGATGCATCGACCGTTATTAAATATGTAGGTACAAAACCAAACCAGTCTCGCATCTGTTGCTCTTGTCGAGCTTTACGCCAGCCACCGACATTGAACATGACTTTTTCGCACTGGCCCAACACCATAGCTTGCTTGCTTTTATATGCAGAAGAGGCCCAAGCAAATGCTAAAAATTCTTCATTATCGTGAAGCAGCTCAGCTATGTGATCATGATCGGGGTTATAAAGAGGTCCACCAATAGTTAAGTAATTAGCAACAACCCATTTTTTTAGATCTGGTGCCGGTGTTAGTCTAATTGCTTCCTCTTCTTCAGCTTGATCAATAAAATCAGTTGGAGGAAATGGTCTGATCTGATCCATTAAATATTTGCCTCTTTAAATTTTTAAGCCATTGGCTAGCAAAATGAGCTTGGATCTGTAATGGACCAGATTCATTAATCTTAAATCTTGGTGCTGCCTCTATGCGAATTACTGTGTAACCCATCTTCTCAGCTACGTCGTAACGATCAAGACTCCAAGCTTTATTTTTAAGCCTACCCTTTCGGCCACCTGACCAAGGACCTCCAGCAATTTCAACTAAAATACGATGTTCAATTAAATGAAAATCAAATCGCCAGTGCTTGGTTGATTTAAATTGAAACTTCTTTTCGTATTTAATTTCCAGAAAATCTAAAGCTTGAGTAAAGTCTTCTTCGGCCTCTAAATACTTTTGTGTAGCCTTCGGCAATGGTCGTCTTTTAGGTTTGGTTTTTGGCTCTTTTTTTCTTGTAAGCCAAAAGTATTCTGTAGAATCCATTATTCTCACCCATAAAAAAACCACTGCAAAGGTGGTCTTTATTACTATGATTTTTAATCAAAATCTTTGTAGGCTGTAACCTCTATACTGTCTAACAAATCAAACCAATCATCTAGCAAGGAAATCAAGTCTTCCTTGCTACTTGTTACTCCAATAATCTTTTGAAGATGATTTTTATCCTTTTCATCTACTGTCTTAATATCTGTAACAAATCCAGCATCTTTAAGTTGCTGTCTCACACTATTGGTGTCGTTACAGTCTAAACAGATAATTTCAAAGTCATTTTCATTGATAAACTTCAATTTATACCCTGTCTTTCTTTCGAATGGCATATTTTCACCAATTAAATTAGTTAATGTTTATTTATTATACTAATTTACATATCAATTATCAAATATATTTTTATTTTTCAACAACTTAGTTCTCAATAGTAAATTATTTACTTTAGAGAACTTAATCATCAGATTAATAAAAGAGAAAGCCCCGCTAATAATCGATATTTAGCGGGGCCTGTTGTGCCGTAATACTCTCGGTAGGATGACTCAGATTGCTACAATGTGTGAGATTAGTTTTAGATTGAAGTTCTCACAGAGAATAGATGCTTTTTTAAAGCTCATTATTATCAGCCAATACCCATTTGTGATTTTTGTCTTAATATGAATTGACCTAGTAATGGGACTGCAAATGAATACTTGCCATATCTATTTTTGTAAATTAAACCAGAATTAATTAATGTTGATAACATTTGATTAATATGACTTGCACTAAATGGTTTCGCATCCTCTAACTCTTTTGATTTTTCTAAAATTTCTTGCACTGAAAACTCAGTATCACAATTGTCTAATAATGCTACTACGAATAATAAATCTCTCTGTCGATCAGTAGCTCTAGCCCATCTCCCAGCAAAGAAATCTGTATCTAGTTTCATAATAATTTCTTGCTGAGGAACCCTTGTAGGTTTGGAGTTCTCATATTGATTTATAAATAAATCATATACCTCACGACAAATAAACTGAACAAAATAAGGGTATCCACCTGAAATTCTACAAATAATATCGATAGATTCAGTTGAAAGCATCATTGGATGCCCTTCAAGAGGTTTTGTAATTGCTACTTTGACATCCTGTTCGTTCAGTTTATCCAAAAAAATAACTCTGAACATACGTTCAGCATAAGTCCTAGCCTCAACTAGGGTTGGGAATAATGTTGGCAATCCTGTTAAAGCCAACATAAATGGAATACCTTTGCGTTGAATAGACTGGAAAGTATCTAATAATAAAGATAATGGATACTGTTCCTTACTAGCATGGTCTGATAAATTTTGAGCTTCATCATAAGCAAAGATAATACCTTTTTTACTAATTCCAGAGCTTTGCATTACGTTCCATGCAGTTTCTAAAGCTGCTTTTAATTTATCCGTAGGCAAGCCTGGTGTGTTTTTGTAAATTCCAACCAATACTTCGAAATTTAGAGTTTTGAATTCTTGTGTTTTTTGTTCTTGTACAAATCCTATTGAATGCGATGTTTCAATACCTATTGGAATAGAAGAGGTAATAAGCGAAAGATCCGTTAACAATCTTATAGCTATATTTTCTTCGCTAATACTGGCTGTTTCAGACAAATCTGTACCTACCCATAACCATCCAGCTCCCTGTGCTAATGGCTTAAAAGTTTCAGATAAGACTGTCTTACCAACGCCTCGTAACCCAGTTAGAACTAGGTTTTGCATTATTGTAGTTTGGCTTAATAACTTCAAAAACTCATCTTTTTCAGCTTCACGACCAGCAAGATATGGGGGCATATGCCCTGCTCCTGGTCTAAAAGGATTTGAAAGATTCATAGTAGAGCCTATTACATTTATATATAGGACTAAATTTATACCATTTTATTAAACCAAATAAAATATTAAAAAATTTCCTATTACATTTTTTTTACTTTAACTGTGATTTTTTTTAATAAAGGAAATCTTAGTTATGTATTTCATTTTGGTTGAAAGTTAGATTGCACACACTCAAACATCTTTATTTAATAAGTATTTAAGATAAATTTTGGCCAACAAAAAGCTCGCTAAATGCGAGCTCTTAAATTCATTCTGGCGATTACTTTACTTTTCGCCCATTCTAGAAATCCTTATACTCAAGTGTATACCCAACTGTCAAGCATAAGTTTCTTGAGTATCAGGAAGTTCAAAACGAAATGAACGTGAAATACGCGATCTAATTTCATTTTCCCATTCTGCAACGATTGATTCTCCAAACAGCTCAAACTTCTGATAACTCTTTATATAAGCTGTTTTGGTTGCATCAATGCCAGCAATATTCATTTTCTCTTTCAAAGTATATGGTCGTTTTCCAGTTCCATTACACTTCCCACAAAACATGGCCCCATTTGGAAAGCCATTTAAACCAAATGTCTCAATTTTACCCAACCCTTGGCATGCTCCACACATAGCCTTAACAAAAACATGTCCACGCAAAACAATCTCAGCCATACCTTTTGCCAGATTAGTAAGATCACCTTGAGAATTAGTAGGGGTAAATTTTTTCTTTACCATTTCATCATGAATCTTTACCGCTAATTTATTTCTCGCACGGAAAAAATTACCGGATTTAATCTCACCACGAACAAACTCAACCTTACCCGGAATATCTTCAATACGGCGTTCGGTTTGAAAATTAAAGTCATACTTACTGTAAAAAGTTTCAGTCTGTTTTTGTGCTGGGGTAATTATTGCGATTCGCTCAAAATCAACCTTTTCAATCAAGACAGTGGCCCAAAGCTTTGCAGCTGGCGATAACAGCGCTAATTCACCTAAAACTACATCTTTCGAAATTTTCTTTCCTTCAGCTTTGCCTTGAGCAATAGCAAGGCGAAGTAACTCAATAAAATCAAACTTTTCAACCAACATAATCGCCTTCCTATTTACCCTTAATTAATAATTCAATTTGCTTTAATGCCATACCGGACTTAACTTGCTCTGTGCTGAACCGTAAAACTGTAAAACCCATCATTGCTGCGGAGTTGTATTTCTCCATATCCCCTATATAGCCCTTACCTCTTGTATGGCGACCTCCGCTCCAGATCCCGCCTTCCACCTCTATCAAAATCTTTGTACCCGTTATTAAAAAATCTGCTCTCCATTTACGTTCAGGGTGGAACTTATATTCCTGTTCAAAACTAATCTTGCATGCTCTTAAATGCGTTGCCAGAACCATTTCACCCACACTTGGTTGTCTGGCAACTTGCTTTGCTGAGCGCCGCTTTTTATTTTTATTTATCGGAAATAACTTGCGGTATTCAGCAATGCTGACTGACGACATCAAGCACCACCTTTCAGAAAATGTTCCAACTCATTAGCAAAGCGGTTATAAACTCGTGCTTTATCCTGATCACCAAAAAGGCTGGATGAATGAGCATCTTGTTTATACTTCTGAGCCAGTTTTTCAATTGACTCCCTTAATTCAACCAGAGTGCTTTGCTTTTTGCCGCTGAGTGGTTCAATTGAGCGCGATACGTGGTCAGCCATTTCTTTTTCCATATGATCGAAGTAACTTTGACGTGCTAAATCTCTCGACTTGATTAGCTCTGGTGAAATAAGCTTTTCCATTTCACGTCGTTGCGCTTCAATCCATCTACTGTCCATTTTTTGCGCCCTCCGCATTAAACTTCTTCGCTTGGTCAAGTGCCTTCTCTAATTGAAGTAGCTCGTTGTAATCAGTATTAGATAGCCCACTCCGGTTATATCGGCCTCGTAATTTTTCGTAGCGAGCCTTTGCTGCGTCTATATCAAAAGTTTCTAATGGTTTATTCATGACTGGCCCTCTTTATAACTCTCAAAGAAAAACTTCACAGGCTCAGATTTGATTTCAATCAGCCCAAAACGTAGTAAATGACGAGCATGTGTGCTATCTCGTAACAACTGAACATCACGATAATGTGTGAGCATCCTCCGCCACCCTTCCAAGGGCATAGACGACTTGTTTGTATTGCAAGGAACACATGCAGGGTTCATGTTTTCTAAAGTGTCGTTTTGCGGTCTAGTCATTTCACCCGTAATTAACTTTCCACCGCCAACATGAATTAAATCTCGTTTAACAGCTTCGATATGATCTGCATGCCACTTTTCACCCAGTAATTCCCCGCAGTAAGCGCAATGTCCACCAAACTTTTGTTTTAGCTCAGCACGTTGCTGTTTAGTTAGTTTCATTGGTGAATTCCTTTCTTAATATGTTCTTTACGCGCCAACCACCACAAAACCACCGCACCGCTAATAGCTGCTGTAAAAAATGAAATTAATAAGCCCCACGCTAAAATCTCGAATTTATTCAAGCCGCCTCTCCTTTACCTTTTTGTTGAAATCCAACCTGAATGAGGTATGGCATCAATTTTTGTTGTTGCTCTGGATCTGCAAGTTTCACTGCGACACGTGCAGCAAGTTGTTCATAGCTCTCGTTACCTTCAGCGTATTTGCTTGCAAACTCAGGATGTACAGAAAGTTTTTGAGCAAATGAGTAAATCTGTTTTGAACTAAGAGTATTTGATTCTCCCTGCGGGACTCGGACCTGCGTTCCAGAATTTGTTTTTTTAGATTGTTCACGTGCTTGGTATTTTCCACATGCGTTGATTAACCAATCTGCAAAGTGGTAATTCATGAGTTCATCGCAAAGATTCTTCTCGGCGTTGTAGAGTTCAAATGCTCGTAACTCTCGATCGAACCAAGTCGCGTTTTTGATCTGCTCGTAAGTTTCCTGATCAGTTGCCAAAAGAATTTCTTCACCAAGTTTTTTCAAACTCAACCATGTTTTTTTATTTTTAGATTCTTCTGATAGATTCTTTGAAAGATTCCGTGTCCCAACGTTGGGACTGTTTAACGGAATTGTTGGGACTCTTTCATGGTAATAATTAATTGTAGGAAGGATAGTATTAACGGGGTCTTTTTGAGACCACCAATCCCATTCCTCTTGAGGCGGCATTGCAAAATAGACATCCAGTTCAGTTGCAATTAATTCGCCGTCATCCGGCCCGCCAATTGCCTCAACATAAAAAATCAATTTTTCCCTACCTTGAGCGCTTGCTCTAACTTCTTGCCAATCTCAAACATTGACCAGCTCTTTTGAAGGTCTGATGCAATAGACATAACATTTGCAATGATTAGACCTTGTTGATCCACCCGCTTTTGCAGCTCTGCCTTATCCTTTGCCAACTGAGCTTTAAAACCACACTCACGTTCATACGCTTCTGCAAACGTATCAACATCTTCATAAGCCTGTTTAAGTTTACCTTCCAGCTCCTCCACTTTCGCTTGCTGTGACTGCCATGCATTGGCCCATGCTTCCCATTTTTCGTTAAATGACTCCAAGCACATTGCATCAACTCTTCTTGAACCATTTGAAACATATCTTCCAAATTCCCCAAGAGTCACATCAAAGTCGACATCTGCTCTAAATAGCCCTATCCAGTACCTTTGCTTTTCAAACTCTTCTCTACACTTATCCATTTTTGACCTCGCAATTCGGCGAAATGTGGTTTTCTGGTTTGTCTAGGGTTTCTAATTCCCTCGGATTCGATGGTTTATCAATGCGGCGGCCTGCTGCTATTTCTTCTGGCTCAGCTTTGCGCCATTGTTCCATTTGCGATTTATGTACTTGCCCATCATTGCAATAGAAATAGTTCTTACCTTCTGAAATAATTTGCAAAACGGGCATGAAGGTCTTGTCATATTTTTGATCAATTACAATGTAATCCCCGACTTTAAACTCACTCATGGCTGGCTCCTTTTTCCACAACATCCAATTCAATGATTTTGTAAACCTTGCCTTTCACTTCAAAAGGCTGACCATTAGTTGCTTTCTCAACCCAACTGCCATACGAATACGCAAAGCCCCAAATAAAGCAGCATAAGCAGAAGAACAACGTAAACCAGATGCTATTCATTCCCCGCCTCCGTATATTGATTCGTGGTCTTTGATTGCTTGCTTCAAACGATCTGATTTGTAACCATCTGGAACATATGCTTTT